ATGCCTAGGATAAGGAAAACCGGAGCGGTCTACCCCATCCGCCACGAGCAGCGGAAGACACTCAAGGACGGCACGGTAAAGACATACGTGAACTGGCAGGCCAAGGTGGACGGCCGATGGGTGTCCGCCAAGACCTACAAGGAATGCGACAGGAAGATAGCCGAAGCCCTCAAGGAGAAAACCGAATGGGGCATGGGCGTGGACCGCGCCACCCGTCTCGGGGAATACGCGGCGCAATGGTTCGAGATGAAGAAACGCGACCTCAAACCCGCGTCCACCGGCAACTACGCGAGCCTCATAAGCGTGCATCTGAGCAGGTACGCGAACGAGAAGCTGGGCGAAGTGACCGCCTCGGCGGTGCAGCGCATGATAGCCAACATGCGCAACCTCGACGGCACCCCATGCTCATACGACCGGCAGTTGGGTTTCTACAACATCCTTAACCAGATATTCAAGGCGGCGGTGGCCGACCGGCTGATACCCACCAGTCCGGTCACCAGCGCGGCAAGGCCGAAACGCAGGGACACGGGATTGGCCGGGGACCGGCGCACCATCAACGGGCCCGTGGCCGTGTCGGCGGACAAGCGCAGCGGCACGCAGGACCGCAAGGCGTTCACCGTGGAGCAGATGCAGGACATGCTCGAAGCGTCCTCCGACGACCTGTTTCTGGGCGCACGCCAATGGTGGAGGCTGCTCACCGGCATGAGGCAGGGTGAGATACTGGGAGCCACGTTGGACGATCTCGACCTGTGGCGGGACAAGACGTTGGAAACCCCGGACAGCGGCGAGATATGGATAGGCACCTACACGGTGAACTGGAAACTGGAAAGCCTCGACAAGGAGCATGGGTGTGGGGAGCCCGGCAGGGACGGAAGATACCCGTGCGGCTTCAAACGGCCTTCGAGCTGCCCCCGATACCGGTGGAGGGTGCCGGACGGATACGACATGATACACCTGTGCAAGGGGTACGCTTTGACGCCGCCGAAGTCCGCGAGAGGCAAGGTCGTGCCGATAATCCCCCAGTTGGGCACCGTCGTGCACCGGTATCTGGAGGCCACGGAGAATATCATCCCGAACCCGTACAACCTGATATTCAGGACGCGCGAGGGTATGCCGTTGGCCGCGTTGGATGACAGGGCCGGTTTCCGCGACCTCATGCGCAGGGCGGGCATACCCGACTACGAGAACCGGTACGGGCATGAATGCCGCAACTCCGTCGTATCGCTCCTGTTCCACATGAAGGTTGACCCCGGCATCATCCAACGCATCGTCGGCCATTCGAGCATAGCCATGAGCGAGCATTACCGCACTGTGCCCGTGGAGGATTTGATGCGAGGCATGGAGACGATAAGCGACGGGCTCGACCTGAAGCAGATCGAATGGAAGGCATGAACTGGCGCGCCGAAACTTGCCGGCCATACAATGGAAGAGTAAGTTAATCACCTTGAATGTCCAGCGGAAGGAACGTTACGGAGGCGCACCATGACAAGCATATTCGACGTGGCCGCTTATGTGCTGGACAAGCTCGGCGTCATGACCACCATGAAGCTGGAAAAGCTCTGCTACTATTCACAGGCATGGTCCCTCGTATGGGATGAACGGCGTCTGTTCCCCGAGCGATTCGAGGCATGGGCCAACGGCCCGGTGTGCCCCGACCTATACCATGCGCACAAGGGCATGTTCAAGATCACGCGCGGCGATATTCACGGCGACCCGTCGAACATAGACGAAGACGGCACCAGCACCATAGACGCGGTGTTGAATGCCTACGGGAAAATGGGAGCCTACCAGCTCAGCGAGCTTACCCACAGCGAACGCCCGTGGAGGGATGCGCGAGGCGATCTCCCGCAGGGAGCCATCTGCAACACCGAGATAACTGAAGCGGCCATGGCCGAATACTATGGGAGCCTTACCGACTAGTGGGCCACCGCAGCAAAACCAAGAGCATCAAGGCTAAAACCCCGAGCTCTTCAAAACGTGTGCCCGCGCATCACGTGGCGAAAAGCTATCATGTCCCCGAATCCGCCACCGTTTTGCCGTGAGGGTGCCCCCGCCTTTAGGCGTGGGGAGGAATCACGGCATTACTATTCCCACATTATACGCGAATGTGGTAGAATCAGCCTTATGAGTCAGAAAGTCGTGTTGGAACGTGTGACGTTGGACGGTGCCAAACCGTTCACCGGCCACGCCGACCGGCACGACCCCGAATCCGAAAGACTGTACGCGCGTTCGGGCGGTCAGGCGATGGACTGGCTGTGCGACGCTTGGCGATACCGGTTCAACCAATTGCGTTCCAACCGTTGCAAATACGGCAAGGACAAAACCCTCGTCCCCATTGGAGGCGAACCCGACACCCGCAGCGTCAGCCGGTCCCGAAGCGAATGTTCTTGGCTGGCGGCGGTGCCGTCCCTCATATTGGAGTCACCGACACGAATCGAACGGGTCGAATGGTTCACCGCCGTGCAACGACGCAAGACCCTGCTAGGCAAACGGTTGAAGCCGGGACGAATGCCCCGGTTCAAATCATATAAGCGTGACGGGCAGCGTTTCGTCTGCTGGCACAACGGGGGACGCAACGCCGTATACCGTCGGGTCAACCGCAACCACGGCATCATAACCATCACCGGACAGAACCCCAAAGGCATGTCATTGCCGGGCGAACCGTTACGCTACCGCATCCTCCTGCACGTGCGAGTCAGCCAGCCGATACGCGAATACACGGCCATCCAAGTGGATTGGACGAACCGCACCGTCGTGTTCAACAACACCCCAACGCCCGTCAAGCATGAGCCGACCGGCAGGGCGGTCGGCATCGACCGTGGATGCGTGCACGCCGCCGCCGACTCCGACGGGCGGTTCATGGACCTGCCGAAAGACAAGTTGAAGGCCATCGACCGTGAAATCAGGAAACGGCAGAAGGCCCAAGCCCGCAGGATCGGGAACGCGGGATACTCCAGTGAACGGGAGTATGTGGCCAGTGGCAAGATCAGCCGCGCATACCGGAAGACGCGACTGGAAATCGGGAGACTGCACGCGAAATCCAAGCGCATACTGGACGACGCATATCAGAAGTACACGACCCGGCTCGTACGCGAGAACGACCTGATTGTGTTGGAGAACCTGCGGTTGGCGAACATGAGCCGCCGCAACAAGCCTGTTCCCGACCCGTTGCATGAGGGCAAATACCTGCCCAACGGGCAGGCGGCGAAACGCGGCCTCAACCATAGTCTCCGACAGGCGAGCATGGGGCGACTGGCATCCATGCTCGCCTACAAGACCCGACTGGCCGAAGGCGTGGGCATGATACTCGTCAACCCCGCCTATACAAGCCAAACATGCAGTCAATGCGGGTATGTGGCGAAAGAAAACCGCGAGAGCCAAGCGGTGTTCATTTGCAAAAAATGCTCGTATAAGACGAACGCTGACGTGAACGCGGCGAAAAACATTCTCAAACGAGGATTGGACACGCTCGCCGTCACGTCGGAAAACCTGTGGGGCGCGGACGGCACCCCGGTCGAACAGGGACGTAAGACCAACGGAAACGCTGCACGCGAATCCGTGGCGGTCTCTTAGAGACCAGAACCTCTCCCATCGTCAGGATGGGAGGAATCCCCCGGCTTCAGCCGAGGGAGGACGTCAACATCATATTGTAGTGGTATACAAAATGGTCCCGTCCTCCGATACAGGAAGACGGGACCATTAATGCCATTATGCTGTGGAATCAGGCACTGGCATGTCCAGCTAAAGGATATTCCCAGCCATGTCCGCTCTCATTGCCATAGACCAAGTATCCATCCGTTGACGGAAGATCAAACAGCACCTTGCCTTGAGCCTTCACCCCTTGGCCTATTATCTGGGGAAGCCGCTGATTTTCGGGTAGGCATGTGTAGGTTGTTATCTTTGAACTGGTTCCATCGAGATTGCCGTTCCACTGGGTGCCATCATTTTGAATATACGTCCAATAGCCGGGAGCGCCCAGTCCCAAAGGCCCATAGGAATCCGAATCAAAATCGGAAGTTGTTTCAACGGTGATGTCCAGAACGACGAAATGACCGTTTGCAGGGCTTGTTTCAGCTCCTTCGTAAGCCGGGACGCATGGTGCGTCAAGGGTTATGTTGGTTACGGTCCATGAAGCGAGTAGGGTTTTGTCTGCCTGACTCTTATAGATGCTGGCAGTGTCGCCTATTCGTTTGATGAGGTTGCCTCGGCTGCTTGTCTTGGGCTTCTCCGTTTGCTGAGGTTTTGCCTTTTCCGGTTTCTTGTAGTCCTTGGACGAGGCGGCTTCATCAGTATTATTGCGGATTGCTGTGTTCACGGCAACGGCAACTCCTACCGACAGCGCCACCACGACAATCGCCGCAACCAGAAGCTGCCACCATTTCAGGGTGACGGTACCCTTGCCTTCAGTCTTGTGCGATGGGTCCGGTACGGGTGGTTGTTGTGGCTCGCTCATTATTATTCTCTTCTCTTCATTGGTTGGGTACCTCTATTGTATCCATTAAGCGTGTTGTTCGATTGCGATTATCGACATTGAGGTGCATAATCAGAATCATGGAATCGAACAAATGTTCTATCGGATTGACGGAACCGCCGTCTGAGATGAGCCTTGCTCGAATCAACGTGAACGAAAAAGAGGTCCGCCCATCCCGCGAAGAACCGGCGAACCTCTCAGTATTGCCACACCACCAGAAGGAGGCGCGACATGAGCTAGTCTAACACTATTCGACTCGCCTGCGGCCTACCGAAGCGGCTATGAGGGCAAGGGAATCAGGAAGCCCGACCATCGGCGCGATGATATCCAGCTCGGAAATCAGGAATGACTTTTTTCCCGTCAACCGATCGCTGACATAGGACTGGGCCTTTCTGCCTATCGCTTTTGCGATATCCACCTGAGTGAGATGCTTGTCCTTCATTCTCGCGTCAAGGTATGCACCTATTGCGATATCTGTGTTTGAGATTTTTGCGTTCATAACAAACAGTATATCTCATATAACATATCTTGTCGGGCGTGTCGTTCTTTGACATATCTTAAATAAGATATATAGTTATAACCAGCAAATCGGAATACGGTACAAACACATTGTTGAATATCGTATATAAGATATGGAGACTTCATGGACACCAACGCATTCATCTCGCAGGCAATATCGGTACGCCTTCTGCGAATCAAGAAGAAGCAGTACCAGCTCGCGTCCGAACTGAATATCGACCAGACAGTGCTCAGTCATTACATGACCGGCAAAAGCTCTTGGAACGCCAAGGTAATGGACCGTATTGCCCCTCTCCTCGGTTGGGGTTCTGCTGTTGACATCGCGATTGCTGCAGAAGAGGAACGAAAGATTATGCAGTCGATTCCCCCTTCTGAGGCTCCCAAGTTAGAAGCTGAGAAGCGTCTTTCTAAGTCTCCTGTATTGGAGGTAACAGCATGAGTACAGAAAACATGGAAGCCCCTGAGATTTACAGCGGAAAGGTAGGAGTGGAGATCGTACCGGACATGCGCAAGCTCAGGAGCTTCGCCAAGGACTTCATCGCCCTCGTGGACAGTTACTGGCCGGAGAACCCCGGTGGAGTAGACGAACGCGAGCAAGCCTCGCAAGCATCATGGAAGACGCCTTGCCGCAACGTTCGTCTGATGATGGACCGATACGAATCGAAGAATCATGTACAAGACTAAGTCCAAGACCAATGAGCATGGGGAACATGTCTATGACTCCCCTGCTATCGGCAAGGTGATGTACGACCCGTTGGAGGCGGATGTCACGAAGACCTTTGAGGCCCACATTTTCAAAGGTGAGGCGCATCCGGGATACGTAAAGGTGACGGCACCGCTTTCCGTATGCGAAAAACTGACCCCGGAACAGGCCCGCGAGATAGCGAAAGCACTCAATGATCTGGCGGATAAGGCCGAATCCTTTCCGAAGGAACTTAACCCGATAGGCAGGTGGCGATATGAGTGACGGCAACTATTCGTATGTCTCGGATTCGTCGGAGCGTGTTGCCAACGAGCTGAACATTCTCAACACGTGGATGGCTCAGATCGTGGAAACCGGGCTTCCCCAAATCTCCGCGCAGTTGGCGGAAATCTGGGGAGAACAAGCCAAGCGTCGTGAGTCAGACTCCGAGTTTGTCCAGACGGTCGGAAAGCTCGCGCTGGTTGGCGGTGATAACGTCAATGGCCTTGGCTGTGGAGTCCATCGACGTTTTGATGTGTCTCAGCCAGGTCTCGGCGTTGTTGGAGGCGTTCAGGAAGCTCATGTCTCCCCTGATCTCCCGAGCCGCTTTTTGAAGCGCGTCGATGTCGGTCATTTTTCATTCTTCCTTTCGGGTTTGGCATGTGGTTTGGCGATTACAAGCCTAATCCGAAAGGGCCTTTAAACGATATTCACAAGAAAGAGAAAACAATGGTCAGCCAAAATCGTAACCTTTCCCAGAAGCTCGTGGTCGAGGAACGTCACACCCGTGAATACTTCACCGGCAACGTCACTGCCGAAGGTCTTATCAACGCGGAAATCGACACCGATTACGGTGCCCGCCCCCTCACTCCAAGTCAGGCGCGTTTCGCCGCCAAGGCCCTTGAAGACCTGGCCGACTGCGCCGACGAGAAGAACGAGGAATAACAAGTCCTGCCGCAGTGGGTCGTTTTTTATCCACCTATCGACTACAGGCAAATAAATACCATACTGCGATCTACTGCGGCAACCATCGGCCGGAACCCTTCGGGGTGTCTGGACACGCACCGCCACCACCGGGGAAAACCAGAGGACTCGTCATCTCCATCTCTCACAGTTGGTCAACATTGCAGCACAGTGGCGGCAAGGGCGTTCTCGGTTCGAATCCGAGTCCGGCCACGCGGAAAGGACATGTCATGAACAGGAAAACGTATGGGGCTCACTGCTCCGGCTGGCAGCATTCACCTGATGAACGCCGGCACCGGCATGAGAACACGAAGACAATCACTTGTCTGACGTTGGCGGCGACCGGGTTCCTGATTCTCTCACTGCAACCCTATGCGGGCCCGTGGAGCATTCTCGCAGGCTTCATGTGCTGTTCGCCCGTCATGCTCTCGTTCGCATTGTCGAAAGGAACACAAAAATGATCTGGTTCATACTCGCCGTAATACTCCTGCTCATCGGAGTCGGCATGATAGCCGTCGCACTCGCCAACGGTGGCGACGGAGCCGGTTTCGGCTTCATTCCCATCATCGTCGCCGCACTGTTGATGATTCCGGCATGCCTATACTCGCTGGACGTAGGCGAGGTGGCCGTCATCCGCAACATGGGCGGCTCCGTCGCCGGTCATGCGGAGAACGCGGGCTTCCATGCGAAGGCGCCGTGGCAGTCGGTCATCAAATACGATACGCGCAACAACCTCATCAACTTCTTCAAGGACACCGACTACAAGTGCGACGGCGGCAGCGCGGAAGGCAAGGAGATCACGGTCAACGACCGTAGCGGTGCCAGCGCGAACATCGACATTCAGGTCAACTATTCGCTCGAACCGTCCGCCGCCGAAATGCTCTACTCGGAATACGGCAAGCAGACCACGTTCACGCAGAACTACATCGGCAACGACCTGCGCAGCGTGGCCCGTGAAACCTCCGGCAAGTTCGACACGATCACGATGCTCACCGACCGTGGCAAGTACACGAAGGCCGTGCAGGACGCGCTCACCTCGAAATGGAAGAGCATCGGCCTGACCGTCGAACAGGTGTCCGTGCAAGACATCCGCTACCCGAAGTCCATTACCGACAGCTACGCGCAAGCCCAAGCCGCCGAGGTCGCCAAGCAGAAGGCGAAGAACGAGCAGGAGACCGCGAAGGTCGAGGCCGAGACGAAGCGCATCAAGGCGCAGGGCGAGGCCGACGCGAACAAGGTGCTGAACGATTCCCTGACCGACAACGTGCTCCGGCAGCATTACATCGACGCTTTGAAGAACGCCGACCAGCTGATCGTCACACCCGAGGGCTCCAACACCCTCATCCAACCCAAATGATTCTTCCGGGCGGGGTTCTTTATTCCTTTACTTCCTCGTCCGGTGGCAGCCAAGCGCATGGTGCCGCACCTACGAAGCCTTCCAATGGTCATGGACTTCTCCAAGGTGCACCGGGTTCGACTCCCGGCTTGGCGCTCAGAAAATTTAACCCCTTCGCGTCCTGCGTCGAAATCAGCAAAACAAGGGTTTCGGACGTGTCAGCACCGGCGTAGAAGGACAACCAAATAATCAAGCCCAGTGGAGGGAAACAATCATGGAACTCACCCCATTCGACCGTATGAGACTACTCAACGAGGCGCGTGGACTATTGCCGCAGGACGAGCTTGAACGTCGGGCGCGCGTGATTCTCGACGATCCAGCCGCTCCTTCTGAGACGTCGAAGGAACCTGACTCGCCTCGTCTCATCATCAGCGACTTCCTGCGCTCGAAAGGATTCGAGCCGATGAAGAAAAGCGCCCTGCATTTCGGCTCCCGTCTTGCCGAGAACTACAAGATGAAGTTCGGCGCCTACCCGCCGAAGCACGGGAAGACCTACATCTACTACGAGATCGACCGGCCTCTCATGGAGGAGACGTGGGCTCAGATTCAGACGGAGGACGCCGACTGATGGCATCTGATTTCAACTCCATCGCCAAAGCAATCCGTTATCTCGGTGATTGCGTCCGTTATCTCGCGGACAAATATGTGGCCGTGAACGATCGCGTGTACTCGGATTGGAACGAGGCCTCGAAGGTCGTGGGAGACGTTGGCCGTGACCATGTGGCCGATTATGCGGAGGCCTCTCACAAGCAGGGCAAGTCGCGTACTTGGCGTCACAGTCACCTGATGGAGCGTGAAGAACAACTGTCCATGCAGTCGAGGGGTTCTCATGTTGACCCCGAATGATGTCCGGCATAGAAAGTTCCGCACGTATCGTTCCCTGCTTTACGGAGAGGTCTACGACGTGGAGGACGTTGACGATTTTCTCGACTCGGTGGCCGACATCATCAAGGTTTTAGGCAAGGAAGTACTCAAAGCAAGAAAGGAGTGGCAATGACCGTCGAGCAGATGGCCGATGACGATTACTTCGCGTTTGACGCGGTGGACCAGACCGCGTTGAAGAAGTATCTGGTCAGCCCGTTGGCGTATTCGCAGTATCTGACCGGCGAGCATTCGTCCTCCCCCCAGTTCGAGTTCGGGAAGGCGGCTCACAGTCTCATATTGGGCAGTGGCCCCGAGGTGCTGGTGAAACCGAACCTACGCACCAAGGAAGGCAAAGCCAGGTATGCGGAGACATTGAAACTGCATGAGGGCGAGGATATCGTATGGCTTTCCCCCGATGATGTGGAGAAGGTCGAGGCCATGCGGGACATGGTTGGAGATTTCTTCACGAAGCTGGATGGTCAGCCGGAGGTGGCGATGATCGCCGCCGACCCTGATACCGGATTGTTGATTAAGGGCAAGGCGGACTGGTTGCCGTCCACTCCCGACCCGGATGGTGTGCTGCGTATCCGTGATTACAAGACCACGGTGAAGTCGCCGGACGAGTTCGAGCGTTCCTGCTGGCAGTACGGGTATCACATTCAGGCCGCGTTCTACATGCGTCTCTACCGGTTGACGATGCCCGAATATAAGGGGCCGTTGGGTTTCGAGTTCGTCGTGCAGGAGAAGAACCCGCCGTTCGACTGGATGCGCTACGAGATTCAGGAGGATTCGCCCATCATCACCGAACTGGCGGAACCGAAGATAAACCACGCCTTGCAGGGCATCAGATGGTTCCGTGACAACACGGAGGACCCGTTGGAGGCCATGAGGGCCTACGGGTTGCCTAAATACCCGAAGGATGTCGTGTTCCCCGACTGGAAGCTGTTGGAGGAAGAGGAGGAGATTGAATCATGGCGGTAATTAAGAAGGACGCTCGGGGCGGTCGTGGCACGTATGCGACCCTGGCTCAGGTCGTGAACTATGTGGACGAGCAGGGGTTCGACCTGCAATGGCCGACCCAGTTGGTTGACGGACGCCTGTATGTGGATACGGCCGTCAGGAAGAAGGGCACGGACAAGTGGATTGCCAGTAATTGTCTTATCCCGGTCGAGGTGGGTGATTCGCGTGGCATGAGCGTCATGCAGGCCCTCGGTTCCGCATTGACGTATGCGCGACGCTACAGCACTTGCGGCGCGTTCGGACTGGCGACCACGGATGATGACGGTGAGACGAGCGGCTACAAAAAGCGTTCTGTCAAGGGTATGACCGACGAGCAGAAAACACAGATCGACCGGATTCTTGAAGACTGCAAGATTCCGGTGGGTCAGGAGAACGGTTTCATCGGCAATGTCCTGCAAACGCGGGTCGCTTATGGCACGTTGACCGAATATCAGGCGCAACGGTTCATCGACGCTTACCGACAGCACAACGACAAGGTTAAGGAGGCTCCTAGTGAGCAGTGAGATTGGTTTGAACGACGTGAAACCGGGCATGTGGGTTGAGTTTGATGATGCGGACGGGCATTATGCGGGCGAACTGCATGAGATGAAGAACCCGGAAAGCATGGTGGACGTTCTCATCATGAGTATGGGCCATAAGCCGCCACTGTACATCGAGACCGAGGATGAAGGCAATCTCGTGGTTTTCTTGGATTTTGGCGATGGGTACAGTACCGGTTCCGCTCGGAACGTGCATGTGTACGAGTCGAAGCCCGAGACGGAATCCGTCAAGCAGGCTGAAGATGATGACAAGAAACCGTTCTGGAAAGGCAAGACCTGCGGGGAGCTGGAAGGGCTGCGTGTCAAGATAACGTGGAATAACGGCGACACGATGACCAGTACGCTCGACATGGTGGGAAACGTTGCTCATTGCGTCTCTCTTTCTCCCGCCATTCGTTCATCCTCGACTTTCGTCCCTTACTCCGGTATCAAGTCCATCGAACTGGTGGATGATGCTTTCCGTGAGCGTATCACCGATATCACGAAGGTTCGCCCCGGCGACAAAGTGGTGGTGAAGAACGGCAACGAGTACACGGTGAAGAAGACGGATTCTGACCGTATTGGCGGACAGACCCTGTGCCTGAGTATCGGGGAGCTCGGCTTTCCGGACGGGTGGTGGGTGGATGACTCCTTTTTCCAATATGCGTACCGCGGACCGTACACGATGGATGACCTTCCGAAGGAGCCGGGCTTCTACAAGGCTCGCACCGAATCGGTGTGGAAGCATGACGGCAAACGTTGGATGCCGGTGCTCTCCCATGATGGCACCATCGCCCCCGCCTTCCCATGCCAGTCCCAATCCCGCAGCCAGTTCTTCAAGACCAGTGTCCGGGATGATCGTTTCCCGTTCACGAAGGTGGAGGCGAGCTTCGAGTGACTTTCACCCCGAGGCCGGGCTGCAAGTGCGCCAGATGCCTGTGGGCTCACGGGGACAAGATCACGCTCCCCCAATGCCCCACATGCGGTGCCGTTGATTGCGCCGGAGCCCAATCACACATGCTGGTCTGCAACAGGCGGGCCATGGAGAAACACAAGACGAACAATTACAGGAGGAATGCGTAATGGCCGGAGAACCAAGCATCGAGTTTACCGGATATGCGGGAGAGATCAAGGATTTTCAGGATTCCAGTATTCTCAACGTCAGCGTCCATCCGGGTTACACGGATAAGAACACGAACCAGTGGGTTGACAAGGAGCCTCAGTTCTATGGTGTGCGTCCCTTGTCGAATCAGGCGAAGGATGCTTTGAATCAGGTTCGCCAGTTGAAGTCCCAGCCGAACATGAGCGTGAAGGTTCTTGTGAACGGCAGCTTGTCCAAAAGAGTGTCGGAAAAGGATGGGAAACGGTATGAGAATTGGGATGTCGCGGCCCGCACCATTGCGGTGTTGAGCGCGAAACCCAAGGCCCAGCAGTCTGGTTTCCAACAGTCGCAGCAGCAGTATCAGCAAGGATTCCAGCAGCCGCAACAGGGATTCCAGCAACCGCAACAGCAGTATCAGCAGCCTACGGACCCGTGGAGCCAACCCCAGGACGAATACGGAAATGGGCAGATCTAACCCGTCCCAACACGTCAAGGATTTGGTGGACGCACGCGACCAATACCGGTGCGTCCGCTGCGGCAAACCATTCCATTGGAGCGGTTTCAGCCGGCATCATCGCAGACTCCGGTCACACAAGTGGCCGGGACTGCATGAGGCGTCGAACCTCATCTTGGCGTGTGGGAGTGGCGATACGGGATGTCATGGGTGGATTCACGCCCATCCGCGTGAGGCCATGAGCTTGGGGTACATCGTGAGCGGTTTCAACGATCACCCCGAACTGGTGCCGATTCTCACCGCCCAACATGGTTGGGTGCTTCTGGACGATAAGGGAGGTTGGACGCGATGCGAACCGCCGAAGCAGTAAGCCTGTTGTTCATCCTGTTCTGCCGTGACCCGCAGTTTCGGCGGGCGTTGTACAAGCTCGACCCTGTGTTGTTCCGCAGGTTCACTAATGGGGAGGTGTGGCTGTGAACGTTGATGACATGACCGATGAGGAGTTCATCGACTATTGCCGGAACGGCGGCGAACTGTCCGGCCTGATAACTGAACGTCATCCGAAATGCGATTGGTGCGGTGGCATGTGCCGGGTCGGCAAGGATGGCATGTGCCGGAACTGTCGTGTCAGGGAACGGCGTCGAACCGACCCCGAGTATGCGCAGCATCTGCGTGATCTGGCGAATCGGCGGAACGCTCGTAATCGTGAGAAACGCAATGAGTATGCACGCCGGTACCGGTCGGAGCATTTGGCTCAGGCTCGGGCTTCGGCTCGTAAGTATGCCGCCGCCCATCAGCGTGAGATGGCTGAATACCATCGCCGTTGGAGGTCGGAGCATCCCGAGAAATACGCCCAGTATGAGGCGAAGCGGAAACGTAAACGACAACTAGCCAAGGAGGCTATCAATGAGTGAGAAACCATTCTGGGAAGGCAAGACCTGCGAAGAGATGGCAAACCTGCACGTCAAGGTCACATTTGTGGCCGGTGCCGTGCTTACAGGAATCACCGACTGTTCCGGGCACATTAGGCGCAGTAGAAACGGCTCCGTCGTGCCCATTTCTGCCAATCGAGGGGCAGAGCGCTTCGTCCCCTACAGGGACATCGAGTCCATTGAACTGTTGGATGACCCCGAGTACGAGCGTATCGACAACATCGAGGACGTGCGTGAAGGCGATATCTTCGTCGCGACGAACGGCAATAGATTCTTCGTTGTCGCTGTCGATGATGATGACGAAACAGACTGCACCCTTGCAGTCATGGTACAGGCAGAGATTCCCGACTTCCACGATTGGATGTTTAATTCAAACTTCGCCTACGCATTGCGTCGGAAGCCGAAGCTGCCCAACCATGACGGGTTGTGGCTAGACAAGGATGATGCGATCTGGCAGGTTTACGATCATCAAGCGGTTCCCGTCTACGACGACGCTGACGGATGGGGACTACAGCGGGAGGTTTTCTCAGTCTCCCAACTGGTTCAACATGCCCCATTCCGCCCGGCAAAGGCGGTGGAAGCGTGAGCAATCGTATCGTGAAATTGCCCTCGGTTGAATCTTTCTGCCGTCTCACGCCCGACAAGTGGCTGTTGTTGAAGACGCTTGAGGAGGCGGCGGAGATGGTGGAGGCCGGGAAACAATACCTGAAAGCCAGCGACCCGACAGACCCGAGCGGCATTGGCCGGGAGTTCGATGATCATGCGAACTGCCTCGCCTGCTTCGGGGTGAACGTGGGCGGCGAGCTCGGCGATGACCGGGACAAGGCGAAAGCCGGATGGATAGGTTACGTGCGCGACCAGCGCCGCCAAGCCATGCTCGGCGAGCTCGCCGACGTGTTGCAGACGGTCGGCAACCTGATCACCGCGTTCGACATCACCGACGAGGAACTTGCTCAGTCTATGGATGATTGCCTTGTTCGCAATCAGGAACGAGGTCGACTGTGAGCATCATCAGCAGTGAGGCGAAGTGGGCTGTCCTCCAACGAGTTGTCCGTCTATCCCTCGAGGAAATACGTGGCACGACCAAGGGCAAGGAATACGAGGCCGGTTTTATCGCCGGAGCCACGCGCCGGCCCACGAACGAGGAAATCGTAGCCGGAGCGAAAGCGTTCTACGAGGCGTTGAAGCCCGACTCTTACCCTCAATGGGATTCTGACTGCGCGTTGAGGGCCGACTATATCGATGCCATGAGGCTTGCACTCAAGGCAATGCAAGGAAAGGCAACAGAAGATGCGTGACACAATCCTGTGCCTGTGCGACTTGACTGGGGTTATGGCCCGACCGTGGGTCGAACACGGGTATCGGGCCGTGCTGGTGGACCCGCAGCATGGCATCACCCATGAGGATGGAGCCATGCTGAAACTGGCCTGCACCATCGAAGAGGCGTTCAACCAGATCAGCGTGCTATTGCGTTCGGGTCGTCTCGCTTTCGTGGCCGGGTTCCCTCCCTGCACGGACATGGCGGTGAGCGGCGCGCAATGGTTCGCCCGCAAGTACGAGGCCGACCACTTGTTTCAGGCGAAGGCCGTTTCCGTGGCGGAACAATGCAGGGTGATAGGTGAGATGAGCGGTGTCCCCTACATGGTGGAGAACCCGGTGTCGGTTCTATCCAATGTGTTCGGCAAGCCCTCCCACACGTTCAACCCGTGTGATTACACGCGGTATGCGCCAGAGGACAACTACACGAAGAAAACCTGTCTTTGGACGGGGGGGGATTCCAAATGCCTCCTCGCAGCCAGGACATGAGTCTGCCGGCTCCCGACCGGAATCGTATCTGGTACATGAGCGGCAAAGACCGGGCCAACAATCGCAGCAAGACACCGTTGGGCTTCGCCCGAGCGGTATACGAAACCAATCACAAGGAGGAAAACAGATGAATCTTTTAGATGAAACCAAGGGTGCGATCTCACAAAGCGAGCATTCGACCGATGACGTTCGATTCGTAGGCTCCCGCGACGAGAAGCTGGGAATTCCGTGGAGTCAGGCCGAAAAGGTGCTCGACATCGATTACGACGACGACTACGGCTCTCAGGAGATAGCCGCCGATCTGGTCGTGGTGTTCACGGATGGCGGGTTCCTGCGCCGCGAGGAATACGACGGCAGAGAATGGTGGGAGTACGAGCCACCGTTCAGAGTCCCGGAGACGCAGAAGCCGTTCAAATTCGTGAAGGCGCTCAGCTATTACACACAGTTGCTTGTGGACATCAATTACCCGATGAAGGCAACGGAGGAATGAGCGACATGAGGAGCTTCATCAAGGTTAGCCATGAACGTTTCACTTTGATTTTGCGCAAGGGGATGCTCTCGTTCCACTGGATTGCGGAGTCTCATGTCTACCCGGACAAGGGTTATGTCACGGCGGTGCGGGAGCGCACCAACTACGGCGCTGTATGGGCATTGAGCAGTAGTGGCGCTCTCGATCAGGTCATGCTCTCGATCTGGGAGGACATCGAATGGTTGGACGAAAGGATGGACTGATGCGTGTGCATCGTCCGAGACTACAAAACCAAACCGAAGGAGACAACCAATGAGTGATTACAAGCAGCGGATGATCCGCGAACATCGAGAATTGCAGGAGCGTATCAGCAAGCTGGCGCACATGCTTGAGGGCTACGCGG